TAAAAGAAGAAGAATTTATGGCTGAGGCTAGAATGAAGGCTATGAAGGTTGGGGCTGGCATTACATCTAACGTGGAGATACCAGGATGACAGTAGACGAAATCTTTGCTCCTGCAAGTAGCGGAAAGGCATACTCCATTCAGGATGTGCTTTCTGCCGTTGGTGGTCAATACCAGCCATCTCAGATGGCAGCTCCACAGCGCAGTCAGTCAATTGACGAAATCTTGGCAAGCCTGAGCGGTCAGACTCCTGCTTCTGCCGCTCCTTTCAAATCTGGCGCTAGTCAATACCTTGGCGAATCTCAAATTGCTCCAGCTACGCCATACACACCTGCGCCATTTGACCTGACTGAGTATCAAATCAAGTATGCAAACCAGTTAGTTGCTCAGGGTAGAAGTCCTCAAGAAGCTATTGAAGAAGCTGGACTTGGTGAAAAAGCTGGTTCTTTAGCTGGTAGCTATTACGGAAACCAACTGGCTGGTCCTCTTGGTGGATACATTGGTGGACAACTTGGTGGCGCTCTTGGTGGTATTGTTGACGATATTTTTGATTGGTAACAATGCAAAACTTTGAACGAGCCAAGAACCTTCTGACTGATGAGTTTTTCATCGGTGAGATTGAATCAATGAAGGATGCTGAACTTCAAGTAATTGTGAACTCTCAACCACATCAAGTAGAAGAACGAGAGATTGCATATTTGAAGATTAACGCATTACAATCGGTTATCGCGCACTTTGAATCAATTGCCGCTACAAGCGAGATTATCAAAAAGCGTTGGAAGATTCTGTAAGGAAACTTACCTGTGGCATCCAGTTGATGCTGACAATTTGGGATTGAAATGAGCGAAAACACGACACCTACGGGTAGTGAATCGTTAAATGTGAATCAAGCTGCTGGAGCTTTTTTCGACATGATGGGTACTGACGAAGGCGCTGAAAACAGCCAACCAGAAGAAGTAACCGAAGTCGAAGAAGAATCAGAAGGCGAAGTCGAAACTGAGTTGGTGGATTCTGAAGAAGCAGAACCAGAGCAACAAAGCACTTTTAAGGTCAAAGCGGCTGGCGAAGAACGCGAAGTTACTCTTGAGCAGCTTATTGAGGGCTACCAACTAGGCCAAGACTACACAAAGAAAACCCAAAAGCTCTCTGAAGACAAACGTGCTGTTGAAGCTGAACGCACCAAAATCGCAGAAGCAAACCAATTAAGAGACCAGTACGCCCAACGTCTGAAGATGATGGAATCATTCCTGAGTCAACAGAACCAAGGTGAAAATCTTGAGGCTTTAAAGGAAGTTGACCCAATCGGCTATGCCGTGAAAGTCGCTGAACAGGCACAACGAGAGAAACAATTGGCAGTTCTGCAACAAGAACAGCAACGCATTGCACAACAGCAACAAGCGGAGCAATCTGAGCGTCTGCAAAGTCATCTCGCTGAAGAAAGTCAGAAGCTGACAACAGCTATTCCTGGTTACGGCAACCCGAAAGAAGGCGACCAAATCCGCAAGGATATTAGGGAATACGCTAAGTCTATCGGTTGGTCAGACCAAGAGCTTGCAGGGTTGTATGACTCTCGTGCTGTTTTGAGTTTGTATCACGGTATGAAGTACGCCAAACTTCAGGGTAGTAAGCCTTCAATCACCAAAAAGGTGGAAGCAGCTCCGAAGATGATGAAGGCTGGAACTTCAAATCCGCGAAATTCAGCCTCAGAGCAGCAGAAAAACACAATGGCGCAGTTGAAGCGAACTGGTAAAGTTCGTGACGCTGCAAACGCATTTGAACGATTCTTATAAGGAAACTTGAATCATGGCAACTTATCAAACCTACACCGCTATTGGTCAGCGCGAAGACCTGTCTGACGTTATCTATAACATCAGCCCCACAGACACCCCATTCATGTCTACCATTGGCAAGGGCAAAGCCACTGCTACTTACCATGAGTGGCAGACTGACAGCTTGGCTTCTGTCAACACTTCTAACTACGCTGTGGAAGGTGCTGCTGCATCTGACGCAACTATGTCTCCTACAACTCGTGCTGGCAACCGCACCCAAATCTCTCAGAAGACTGTTAAGGTTTCTGGCACTTTGGAAGCTGTTGACAAAGCTGGTCGTAAGTCTGAAAAGGCTTACAGCTTGGCTAAGGCATCTGCCGAAATCAAGCGCGACATGGAAGCCATCTTGTTGAGCAACCAAGCATCTTCTGCTGGTGACGCTTCTACTGCCCGTAAATTGGGTGGCTTGCAAGCATGGTTGGCAACTAACGGTGACTTCGGCACTGACGGTGTTGCTGGCGCTTCTGGCTCAACAGCTCGCACAACTGGCACTGACCGCACCTTCACTGAAGACATCTTGAAGACTGTGGTTAAAGAAGTCTACACATCTGGTGGTTCACCAAAAGTGTTGATGGTTCGCCCTAACCACAAGCAAGTTGTGTCTGGCTTTGCTGGTATCGCTGCACAGCGTTACATGGCTCCTGCTGATGCTCCAACGACCATCATCGGCGCTGCTGACGTTTACATGAGCGACTTCGGTTCTATCTCTGTTGTGCCTAACCGCTTCATCACTACAACTGATGTTGCGTTTATCGTTGACCCAGATATGGCTTCTGTTGCCTATCTGCGCCCATTCCAGACCAACGAATTGGCTAAAACTGGTGACGCTGAAGTGACTCAATTGCTGGTGGAATACACCTTGCAAGTGTCGAACGAAGCTGCTCACGGCATCATCGCTGACTTGACCTAATTAGGAAATAGTCAGATAACGCGCCCCAAGGTTCACGCTTTGGGGCGTTTTTGTTAGAATCTGCACATGGAAACACCAGTTCAATTTCGTCAGCAAACTGCCCACCAAGACGGTGATGGCGGCATTATTGTTGCTACCAAGCAAGATGTGTCTGGAATTATTGAGGCGAACAAAAAAGAGTACAACTCTTATGACGAACGCGCTCGATGGTCTGATGACATATTTGGTAATAAGATTGCGTCAATCCCGATGACCGCGATTGATGACTTGAACAAAGTTGGCGTTATGCGTGGGTTCGCAATTGTCGATGAAGTTCGCTTTGCTGCTTACTTGAATGACCCGATGAATCGCGCTTGGCGCACACGACCAGGAAAAGTATGAGCATCGCTACATATTCTGAACTCAAGACTGCGATTGCCAACTACTTGGCTCGTACAGACTTAACTGACCAAATCCCTGACTTCATCCGCTTTGCTGAGATTCGTTTGCGCCGTGAGTTGCGTATTCGTCAAATGCTCAAGACGGTGACAAGTTCAACAACAGGCGGTGACTCAACAGTTGAGCTGCCATCTGATTTCCTTGAGATTCGTGACTTCTTGGTTGTGAGCAATCCTGTTCAACCACTGACATACTCAAGCCCTGCCGTTTTCAGCCGTAATACTCGGTCAACTCAAAGCGGTATGCCACTTGACTACACGATTCTGTCAACTGAGTTCCAGTTGGCTCCAATCCCTGACTCGACATATACAGTCAAGCTGCTCTACTACTTTGCTCCAACATTCTTGAGTGACAGCAATGACAGCAACGCCTTTATGGTCAACGCTCCTGACGCTCTTTTGTACGCTGCACTTATTGAGGCAGAGCCGTACATCATGAATGATGCGCGAGTGAATACATGGGGTTCTATGTATGACCGAGCAATCTCAACACTTACAAAGTCTGATGAATCTTCTCAGTACTCTGGTGTTCCACTTTCAATGACTACCACCTTGAGGTAAGTAATGGCTGCAATCTCCAACTATTTAGAAAACGCCCTAATCAATGGAACGCTCAGAGCAACAAGCTACACGGCTCCATCGACTGTCTATGTGGCTTTGTTCACATCTGACCCTACTGATGCGGGTTCTGGCACAGAATGTTCTGGTGCTTCTTATGCTCGTCAGTCTGCTACTTTTGCAGCTCCTTCTAATGGCGCTAGTACTACCAGTTCTGACATTCAATTTCCTCAAGCGGGTGGCTCGTGGGGAACAATCACCCATTTTGGAATCTTTGATGCTTCTAGTTCTGGCAATCTTTTGTATCACGGTGCTTTGACTGTCTCTAAGACAATCGACACTGGTGATGTGTTCAAGATTGCAGCAGGTTCTTTGACAGTCACTTTGGCGTAAGAAATGGCAGAAGTCTGCGGTCCGTTCACGCTAGAACAGCTCGATGCGTTCGGGTCGCTAGACAGCCTTGCTTTCTCTTTAGATAACGCTGTCTGGACTTCTGCTGATGTTTGCATCTTAGAGGCTTCATCGTCTGTTTCTGGTACAGGTTCAACTTCTGCCTTTGTCACGCGCATCACTGAATCGTCAGCTTCTGTAAGTGGAGCTGGCACAACTTCAGGCGCAGGTGTTCGCGTAGCTGTGGCTAGTGCATCTGTTTCTGGAGAAGGGACAACTGCTGGTGAAGCAATCAGGATGCGCCTTACATCAGCTTCTGTGCTTGGTGAGGCTTCTACTGACGCTCTTGGCGGTGTTGAGTATTCTGCCGAAGGCATCCTTCTTGGATATGGCGAAGCTACAACAGAGACTCAAGTTGACTATGCTGGTTTAGCATCTACAACAGGAACGGCATCTTGCTCAATGGTTGGTATCAGGCTAGGTGAAAACTGGTCAACAGTCACAGCAAGCGATGACACATGGACAGACGTACCATCAAACGACAACACATGGACAGAGGTTTCTGCTAGTTCAAACTCATGGTCTGATGTATCGGTTGGTTCAAACACTTGGACTAACGTATCTACAAACTCAAATACTTGGTTGAGACAATAAAAATGCCTACACAAAGAATCCCTTTTGGCGAATGGATGCCAGACCAGCCAGGCATTTCAGGCTCGTTGACCGATGCAAAGAACTGCGTTTCTCAGGCTATTGGCTACGGTCCTTTTCCTAATTCTGCTGATTTTTCAGGCAGTGCGTCTGAAGAACTGACAACTCTTTACGCTGGCAAACAGCCAAACAGCAACACTTTGCTTTTCGCTGCTGGTCGCACAAAGATTTTCTCAGTCTCTAGCGTTGGTGCTTTGACAGACGTTTCTAAGTCTGGCGGCTACTCAACAGCCTCAACTGAAAAATTCAGGTTCACGCAGTTTGGTGACAACATCATTGCTGCAAACAACTCTGAGAAACTCCAATCTTGGGTGCTTGGTACTTCTACTGCATGGGCTGATTTGTCAGCTTCTGCGCCTATCGCCAAATATGTGACAGTTGTCCGTGACTTTGTTGTTGCGGCTAACGTCTATTCTGGTGGTGTGCAGAATCAATACAAAGTCCAATGGTCTGCCTTGAACGATGAGACAGATTGGACAGCCAGCACGACAACTCAATCTGACTCTCAGGACATTCCTGACGGTGGTCAGATTATGGGAATCCGAGGCGGTGAGTTTGGCTTGATTCTGATGGAGCGTGGCATCCACCGTATGAGCTACGTTGGCACACCATTCATTTTCCAGTTTGACAACATCAGCCGCGGCAAAGGTTGCATGGCTTCAGGCTCAATTGCTCAATATCAAGGCTTGACGTTTTTCCTGTCTGATGACGGTTTCTACGTCTGTGATGGTCAACAAGTCGCACCAATCGGAGCTGAGAAGATTGACCGATGGTTCTTAAATGACGCAAGCGAGGCTGATTTTGGCTCTATGTCTACCGCCATTGACCCTGTTCGCAGACTAATCATCTGGAATTACAGGTCTGTGGATGGCACACGCAAACTGCTTTGCTACAACGTATCGACAAAGAAGTGGACTTACACAGACACAACAACTGACACAGTTTCAGATGCTTCTACTGCTTCTGTCACGCTTGAACAGTTGGACAGCCTAAGCAGCTCAATTGATGCTCTTGGCTCGTCACTTGACTCCATTTTGTTCATTGGCGGTAAGTATTTCCTTGGTGGAACGTCAGGGACTAAGGTCACTACATTCACAGGCGCAAGCATGAGCGCACGAATCCAAACAGGCGATATTGAGGCTGGCGGTCAGTCAATCGTTACTTTGGCGCGACCACAAGTAGATAACGGCTCTGCGACTGTTGCTGTGGCTTCTCGTAGATTGTTGAGCCAAAACGTGACATTTGGAACGCCTGTGGCTGCGACTGATGACAACCGTGTTTCTTTGCGTGGCTCTGGTAAATACCATCGGATTCAAGTCAATCCAACTGGTGCAAACTGGAAAAACGCTGTGGCAGTCGATGTTGACATTGTTGCTCAGGGGGTTCGCTAATGTTTCGCCTGTTACCAGTATTCGGTGGCGACCAACGTGCTGTGGCTGAAATCGTCAACGGGATAATGAACGGGAAGACGAACAATCACGGCACGATTTCGCTTGCGACAGGTAATGCGACAACAACGACCATCACAGACGCTAGGATTGGCGCTGACAGCAAGATTATTCTTGTCCCATACTCTGAGGCGGCTTATGCTGATTCAGCTCCTTATGGGGCTTTCCAAGACTCAACAGACCAAACTGCATCAAGCACGACAACTGCTTATGCTGTCCAATTCAACACGACTGATTATTCCAATGGCGTGACGCTATCAAATAGTTCTAGATTGAATGTCAAAAACTATGGAATTTACAACATCCAGTTCTCTTTGCAGTACAAAAACACAACAAATGACTCGCAGGATGTGGATGTTTGGTTTGCAAAGAACGGCACAAACGTAGATAACTCAAACAGTCGTTTTGCCTTGCCAGCTCGTAAAAGCTCAGGCGACCCAAGTCACTTGATTGCTGCAATGAACTTCTATATTGAGCTGCAAGCCAATGATTACATTGAAATTATGTGGCGAGTCACTGATGTTGGTGTAAGTTTGGAGCATTATGGGACAAGCACAAGCCCAACAAGGCCAGCCGTTCCATCTGCAATTGCAACTATGCAATATGTGGCTCCGTCAGCGTCAACCAATGTTTATGTGAGTTCTCAAGGAAAAGGAACTGCAACACTTGAACACTACGCAAACTCAACTTCTAACAAAACTTACGCTTACGTTATTGTTGGATAAATGTATAATAGATTCCAGTGGATGACCCCATTGGAGTCCCTTAAAGAAAGGAAACCCTATGGCTGTCAATTACACAACTTCATCTGCGTCATCAAGCATTGACCCTACTGTTCAACCATATTTGTCTTATGGTTTGGAAGAAGCACAGCGTATTTATGGCGCAAACGCTGCACCTGGCTCAACCACACAACAAGCTGTTGAAGCAATGCGCCAACGTGCATTGGCTGGAAACCCCTTGCTTGGTGCTGGTCAAGGCCAAGTCGCTGCGACTATTGGCGGTCAATACTTAAGCGGAAATCCTTTCTTTCAGGGTGCATTTGCTCCTGCTGCTGAAGCTGCTCAAACAGCGTTCAACAAAGGTGTTGGTGACATTTCATCTGCTGCTTCTAAGGCTGGTCGTTATGGCGTAAACGCTGCGACACAGAACCTTTTTGGTGGTAACGCAAACACATTTGCCAAGGCTTTGACAGGGACTGCTGGTCAACTGGCATATCAGAATTATTCTGATGAGCGTCAACGCCAATTGGCTGCTGCTGGTTCTGCGCCAGCAATGTCTGCTGCTGACTATGCTGACATTGACCGCTTGATGGCTGCTGGTCAATTCCCACAGCAAAACCTGACAAATTACTTGTCTTCTGTTTACGGTACTCCAATGGGTCGCACATCGACTCAAACGACTCCTTACTACACAAACGAAACAGCAACAAACCTTGGCAATACATTGCTTGGTATCAATGTTGCTAAAGCTGCTGCACCTGCTGTTGAAAAAGGCTATAACTGGCTTTCTAGCCAATGGGACAAATTGTTTTCTCCTGATGTGAGCAATATGTACGGTGGTTATTCAGAATTGGATTTGTAAAAATGGCACTTCTAGATTCTTTCTATGGCGAAACGCCACAATACCTAAGCGGTCTTCTTGGCGCTGATGAACTCAAGCGTCTTCAAAGCCAAGCGCAAGACCAATCAAATCTGAGCATGGCTACTGCTTTGCTTCGTGCTGGTGGTCCAAGTCGTACTCCTATGGGCAGTTCTTTGGCTATCGCTGAAGGCTTGCAAATTGGTCAACAGGCTTACAAACAAGCGTTGAACCAAGGTCTTCAAGAGAAGATGACTGCAATGCAACTTGGTGAGCAAGCTCGTAAGATGCAAGAAGGTGAGGCTGTTCGTCAGTTCTTGCCACAGATTTTCCAACCAGCTCGCACTGTTTCTGAGCAAAACTGGTCTGGCGCTCCTGAGCAAATCTCTGATTACTTCAAAGTAAAAGGTGAAGGCGTTGTTCCAATGCAGGAAACAACCATTCCAGCAAGCATTAACCGTGATGCCTTGCAGCGTCTGGCTTTGGCTGCTCCTGAGCAGTTTGCCAAATACTCTGCTGGTCTGAAGGCAATGCAACCAGAATACAAGGAAGTAAACGGTCAACTGTTTGAGATTTCTCCATTTGGCGGGACTCCTGTTGCTGTTGCTGGTCAAAAGAAAGAAGACTTGGCTGGTCCTGTTAAACAGGCAATGCAAGTTCTGGGAATCAACAAGTCATTTGCTGACGTTACGCCTCAAGAGCGTTCAATGATTGGTCAGTACATTGACCGTCAAGAGTCTTTGAAAGCTCCAAAGGTTGCTGTTGACTTGAAAGACCCAACGGCAGTGGCAAAAGCTCAGGCTGACTTGCTTAAAGATTGGCGTGGTGTTGTTAAAGACAGTGGTGCAACAGAAGTTGCAAACCGTTTCCGCTCATTGGGCGCTGCAATTGGTGAAGCTGACAAAGGCAACAAAGCTGCTGATGGCGCAATCATTTACAACATCGGTAACGACATTTAACCCATTAGCACCACCAACTCCAGCATTGGCAAGGTAACTCAGCCCGCCAGTGTATCCAGAAGTCGGCGCACCATAGGTAGCAGCTTCAGCAGGTGTTAGTGTTGGGTAGTCAAATACAGAAAGATCGCTGCCAGATAACGTGCCCTCAGTGCCGCCTAGAAGCCCCGGCAAAAAAGCCGCACCAGCCGCCATACCAGCAGGACCAGTCAGCATGTCCATCAGCCCTTGCGTCATACCGTAGTCATCCCGAGTCGGAGCAGTAACTTCCAAACTCGGGTCATAGCCTTCCGTCAGGTAATAC